GGCGATGTGGTCAAACTAGCATCCGATGGCACTGTCCAAAAAGATGCTGGCACGTCCACGGCGACCCCGGTTGGCATCTTCCTAGGCTGTACTTACACCAACCCTTCCACCAAGCAGAAGCTGAACTACCAGTACTACGCTGGCGGCACAGCTGCTGACGACATACAGGCGTATGTTGTGGATGATCCTGATGTTCTGTTCAAGATGGCTGCTGTTTCGTCCGGTACTACCGTTGCTTTTTATAGCTCGGAGCAGATCGGTTTGAACGCTGCGTTGATTCAGAACAACGGCTCGAACACTACGGGTGATTCACAGGTTGCAATCAACGGCGCTTCGTTCGCCACGACTGCATCGCTGCCGATTCGTATCGTTGACATCGTGCCCGACACCTCGAATAGCTCGAACGGCTATTGCGAGTTCATCTGCAAATTCAACGCACCGTACATTGTTTCCACGTTCACGAATACGTCAAACACTGTTGCCTCCGTGGTGACTGGTGGTCATGCGTATCTGAACCCGACTGGTGTTTAAGGAGTAAGACATGGCTATTTCACGCGCACAACTACTGAAAGAGCTACTGCCTGGCCTGAACGCACTGTTCGGCATGGAGTACGCTCGTTACGGCGA